GTTTCCCAGTCACGATCCACCATGCTTTAATAATTGATCTACCCTATTCTCCCAACTCATCATCATCCTCCGAACCATCTTCTATAATGAAGTCATTCGCTATTGCTTCAAAGATTGCGTTCTCGATTGCTTCGTTCTTTCCTTGAATGTATCCTTGTGCAAAAGAGAGAAGATCGGATAATGTGCTAGTGTCAGAACTGTTCAATGCTCCAAGTACTGGCTCGCCTTTTTTTGTCAATGCAAGCACGATTACATTTTCTATACCGCCATGTTCCGGTTTAGACCATTCCTGAAACAGTTCCGCAACAAGTTCTTCTGCGGGGGTCTGGCACATGAGCAGTTTCACTCTTGCTCACTCTCCGTTTCTTCCAACAGTTCTTCACGCTCTGCTTTCGGCAACGTCTTAATTACGAACCGCTGAATCTCAAAGTTCGGAACAACAACATCTTTGCGTTCATCTTCTTTTGCTGTCTTTGCGCTTTTAGGAACATACACATTTGTTTTGTACTTCGCCCAACACACAAGCCCATATCCTCTCGTGATGCCAAGAGCAATCAATCTGGCGGCGGTCTTGTTCCATGCAGTGCAGTCATAGTGCGCTGTCGGCTTGAATGAATTGAAACTTGCGTTGCTTATCATTCTGAACTTGACGAATGGAATCTTCTGTCCTCTGCCGTTGTCTTTTTCAGGATCGTACTCAATGTCCGTTTCGATTCTGCCACTGAAACAATGGTAATCTTCGTCCGCGCTGTTCCTCGACTTATGGTTTGCGTTATAGTTTGTATTTGCCATACCACCCATCCTTTCGACTGCTGTCGCTGTGTTATTATAATAAGTGTACCATCTTTCTAAGGGGGATTCAATACCTTAATGGCTAAATCATTACCACCATCTATTACAGTCAATATAGATAAATCCACAATTAACGATGCTTACTTGCCATACTGGAAGAAAATATACCGCTACGAAATATACTTTGGAAGCCGTGGCTCTGGGAAATCACTAAACTTTGCTCGCAAGGTTATTACAGACTTGTCAACAATCCCCGGACGAAACCTGCTGTGCCTTAGAAAGACGCAGATTTCAGCAGGTGATTCACAGTGGGCTGAACTGAAAAAAGCAATCAAGTTCTTATTCAAAGGTAGTGCCGATACTGTTTGGCGGTGTGTGGACAGTCCTAGACCCCATGCGACCTGTATCAATGGAAACAAGATACTATTTGTATCAATGGAAGATGCAGAGAACGCTAAGTCTATCACCTTTGAAGACGGTGACTTAACCGATATATGGGTAGAGGAAGCCACGGACTTTGAAGATATGGACGATCTTATTACCGTCAATAACTCTTTGCGGTCTATGACGCAACCTGTAAGATTATGTCTTACATTTAACCCTGTGCTTGAAACACATCCAATAAAGAAATTTATTGAAGAATATCTTATTCCATCCAGTAATGGCGATTATGTTTATCTTAGAACCACATACAAGGACAATAAGTTTGTCACGCCTGAATACGCGGCGCAGTTAGAATCGCTGAAACTTATCAATCCATACAAGTACATGGTTGATGCGCTAGGACAGTGGGGCGTGGCAGGGCAGTCAGTATTCCCTGCTACCATGCTGAATGATCGTCTGATGGAATTGGAACGGCAGTATCGGAATTACCCTCCGGTGCAAGGCAGATTCACATACGAGCGTGACGAACGTGACGCAATTGCGTTGCCTGACACGTTCAAGTTCTACAAGACAGGTAGCAGAGAGGGGGAGATAACGGTATACAAGTTCCCCGAAACAGGGCATCCGTATGTGGTTGCGCTAGACCCATCTGGTGAAACTGGTGATGACTGGGTGGCGGCTCATGTGTGTGACAACTTCACGGATGAACAGGTGGCAACGCTTCATGTGAAAGTAGGAAATGAAGAAGCGGTGTATCAGGCATACGGCTTGTGCAAGATGTACAATAATGCGCTATACTGTCCTGAAATAAACATGGGCGAAACATTCCTGCAAAGATTTAAGGATTTGAAATACACTAACATATACCAACGCGGAACACCTGTTGACGCATACTCGGATGGGTACGCACAGAAACTAGGCTGGCGTACTACCGCTAATGGTGCAGGTGACAGGAAGTTGCTCATAGAGAACTGTATTGAATGGGTTGGAACAAATGTTACAAAGATAAACGACCCTGAAACAATCCGTGAAATGCTTGCGTTCACGCAGACCGCAAAGAAGACAAAGGGTATCTTTATGGGTGCGTCAGCAGGTTCACATGACGATTTGGTAATGGCATTTGCGATATGGCTGAAAGCAAGAGAACAGCAGACACGAAACATTATTGCGACTATGGAGAAAGTGGAGGGATTCTGGCTTGACTGGGAATTGCAAGACGCTATAAAACAAGGCAAGATCACACGAACACAGGCACAGGAATATAAGAAAACGCACTCGGATGGGTTTGGACACAAGCCATTCGTCATTGGAAAAAGAAAGAAGGTAAACAAGTATGACCGTTGAAATTATCCTTATTGCTATTGTTGGTTTGGGTGTAGCAGGGCTACTGTTTGCCGTAAGGTCGATCTCAAAACGTATGACAGAAGATCAGCAAGCATTGTTTCACGAACTGGCTGTATTGCATGGTGAAATGGACAAGAAACACGAAGAACTCATTATCGAACTGCGTGAGCCGCCTTTGGACGATAGTGTAAAATTGAAAGAAGAAGATGCTATATTGGAGAAATATAAAAACAAAGAGGGCTTCTATTCGTGGGAAGCGTTCAGACGCAACGCGCATAAGGGTTGATTTGCTTGAAAGGCGGCTATTGAATGGCTAGAACTACACTATACGAAGACCGTAACGAACAGCAGGGATTCAAACACTCTGTTTGGAACACCCTTATGACGGACAAGCAACGCACCCGTGGCGAACACTATTCCGAACTGTACTTCAAGCGAAGGGCAGAGGTTGACGGAATTGCGTCTAAGTTCAAATGGGAAGAAATAGAAAAACTGTACGAGTGTGGGCGTGACCCCAATCCTGACGATCCCGCTTATCCAAACTCTTTCATTCCGTTGATTACGCCTTGTATCGAAGGACAAGCGGCACATATGACAACCGCCAATGCGGAGTTCACTTTCATTTCGGACAACCCCGCGCATGAAATGTATATGCGGAAACTGTCTGCGGCGTTTGCTTATCTGCAACGGCAAGGGCGGTTTATGGCGCACATGAAAGACGCTATCCGGTCATACCTGCTTCTCGGTGGTTGCTGGATTACCGCTTCATGGGCGAAAGCATATGGCAGAACAGGAAACAAGCCTGAGGGTTATGCCCGCATTTCTGCGTTGCCTATTCGTAGCGTACTGGTAGATGGTCGTATTAAAGACTTCAAAGACTTGCAAGACGCAGAATACATCATCCATGAGATCGGGTTTGTGCCTATCTCGTATATCCGTGACGAGTATGGCGAAGAATATGGTGATGCGGTTCTGGCGGGATACAACAACTATCAGGGTTCTGACCCTAATGTTTCCAATGACGATAAAGATTCTTGTATGCTTCTCCATGTGTGGACTAGAAGTAACCCCAAAAGCAATCTGCAACTGATTGAAATGGATGCCAACGGTCTTGTATTGCGTGAATCAGACGAAGATAAGCCTGTATATGAGGGCGTAGACAATGAGTATCCGTTTGCATTTGCACGAAGCATCCCTGTGCTTGGCAACTTCTACGGTTATGGTGATGGGCTGATTCTGTATCCTATGCAAAAGACAGTCAACAAACTCACTGACGAACTGGAACTTGCCGCTAGGTACAACGCACAACCCAAACTGTATATCGACCCTAAGGGCAACATTGACGCTGAAATGATTAACAGCGATCCGTCCATTCCTGTTCTGTGTGACAACCCCAATCAGAACGTGCGTCCTGTTGAAGCAAGGGGCGTAAGCCCTGTCGTGATGAACACGATTCAATTCCTGTTGGCGCAAGCGGATAGGGCAACCCGTTTTGCTGACATCATGACAGGTATGAAACAGCAAGCATCTGAAACCGCTACCTCTACGCAATCCCGCGTTCTGCAATCGTCTGTCGGTATCTCCGATAAGAAAGCGGATATCACAGAGATTATGAAGTGGGCGGCTAAGTACACCATTAAGATGTGCCTTGACAAGTGGGATGCGCCGTACTGG